ACCGTGTCTAAGCACGGGTGCTTGGCTCCACCAGACCGCTGGCATTCAAGCATGGGTTATAATTCAGCTCACACAATGGACCTGGTGGTTTACAAGGCAGGGGGAGGCAAGCTTATGACTTGCACCTACGAGATCCCTCGAGAATACGACCAAGCGAATGTGGTGAATTAAATGCAAGATAGGCTCGGTAGGCTCGAGGACAAGATCGACTCCCTTCAGGACGCAGTGATTAAACTGGCCAGGGTTGAGGAACGGATCGTCACGGTATTTAACAGGCAATCCGATATAGATAAAAAGGTCGATCGAATTGAAACCGAGCTTCATGAGCTTTCGCTTAAAATAGGCGGCAGGTATTCAGAGAGGATTTTCTGGATATTATTCGCAACAATCGCAACAGCCCTATCAAATTACTTCTAGGTGAAATTATGAGAAGTCTACTTATTATCCCAATGGTATTACTAGGCTCGTGCAGCCAGGCTCAGTTTGTGGCTGACGGGGTCAATAAATACTGCGAGCTTCCGGCCGAGTCCAGGGCCGCTAATCGTGAGGCGGTAGCAGTAGCAGTAGCACCGAACCGTATTGAAATTACCTGCGTCGAGTAGAGAGTGCGTAGAGAGGGCAGCAAGCTACTCGCTACAGTCTTACTCTGATATCCCTAATTGCATCAGGATCGAATCCTGGTGGACCTCAACGACTGCCTTTGTAATCATTGGCGAGAAGGTTAATTACGTCGTCTTCAGGGGCACACAGCAGCCCCAGGACTGGCTTTTTAATTTATCCGCCCTACCCTACCGATATAACCGTAGATGGGCTCATGCGGGCTTTGTGGCGGCTCACAAGTCTGTCTGGAAGCGCATCCGAAGGCTTTTAGACCCTAAGAAGCGAACTGTGTTCTGTGGCCATTCCCTGGGCGCAGCTCTGGCAGAGCTCTCAGCTCATTGTTGCCAGGACTTTACTGACCTTTCCCTGGTGTGCTTTGGCAAGCCGAATGTCTTTTTGGCCCGATCTAAGCAGCGCATGACGCACCTGCAAGTGCAGATCTCGTTTGTATCTGGGTCCGATGTTGTTACCAGAATACCCAAACTATGCTACAGGCCTGACCAAAACCAGACGATGGTTTACTTTGATAATGACGGGCGGACCATAATCAACCCGGAGCGCGACTATGTTAAGACTGATTTCGGCCTGGGCGACAGCGTTTCAGATCACTCGATGGATGGTTACCGCAAGCTTGTTGTTGGTGATTTCCTTAACATTGACGAGCTGCGCGGTTAGCAATAACCTCAAGGATGGCTACCAACTGGGCGATATAACCAAGGGAGTAGCGGAGGACTTGAAATGGTATTGCAATTCACCAGTAAAGCACGTTCGATCGGCAGCAAGGGCAGCGGTCCTAGCAACAACCGGGATAATATTGATCGATCCATGCAGGATAATCCCATGACAGATAATGTGGTGGACTTCCCAAAGGCTACGGGCCTGGATGATTACTATGGGATTATGGGTGCGTATGACCTGGAGCTTACAGAGCTAACTACCAAGGCGCTTGAATTGGGCCTAGATGTTCATACCATTATCGGATTGCTACAGGCCCAGGCTCAATTCCTAATATCCTTGGAGCTATACGAAGATGAAGACTGAGCTCGAAAAGATGCTTATTAGGCACGAAGGGAAAAGATCCTTACCCTACGAGTGCAGCGCCGGCAAGATAACAGTCGGGGTCGGAAGGAACCTTGAGGACAACCCTCTCACCGAAGACGAGATTATGTATCTCCTGCGGAATGACATTGCTAAATTCGAGAAGGAATTAAATCAGTACGGATGGTATAGGATGATGGACCCGGTGCGCCAGGACGCATGCCTTAATCTTATCTTTAATATTGGCCATACTCGGTTCAGGCAGTTTCGTCGGATGATAAAAGCCTTTGAAAACCGTGACTATGACCTCGGGGCAGACGAGCTCCTCGACAGTAAGTACGCGCTCCAGGTAGGCGCTAGAGCCAATGAATTGTCTGAAATTATTAGGACGGGCAAGTACCAATAAAGTTTGACTCCTCTCTTATAAGGTCATAGAATTAAGCTTCTTATTACTGGAGGTTTAATCATGATGGAACAAATATCCCCGGCCGATCTGGCCAAGCATCTTTTTGAGAACGACGGGCATTTCGCTCCTAATCCTTATCCCTTTGCAAGCCCGGAAAGAGCTGAGTTTTGCAAGGCGATCTACGAGCTTTATGTGAAAGATTCTGAGGAAACCAGAATCCATCTGCAAATAAACTCTGACCGTGCGGAGGTTCTATGCCAGTAAATATACATGGTAAGGAATACTTCACAGTCGCAGAGCGCGTCTCAGCGTTTAGAGAAAAGCATCCCGATCGAACTATTGAGACAGAGATTGTCCGATGGGAGGGTGACGACGTGGTAGTTAAGGCGTCGATAAGTGATAGCGGTAAGCTAATTGCTACTGGCTTAGCTCACGAGGTGCGTGGATCTACCAACATCAACAAGACCTCACACGTCGAGAACTGCGAGACTTCTGCTATTGGTAGATGCCTGGCTGCATTTGGTATGGGTGGTACTGAGTACGCTACTGCGGACGAGGTGGCTAACGCTATCGCTCAGCAGAATGAAGCAAAGGCCGGCATGTCTGATAAAGAGGTTAACGAGCTCCTCATTGAGAACACGACAACCATGTTGGCTTATTCAGATTCTATCTTGGCTATCAAGGCAGCAATCTCCCTGGATGATTTGAGCACCGCATCTGAGGAATGGTTCTCTCTTGATGATGAGGTCAAACGTCGTCTCTGGAAGGCCCCAAGCAAAGGTGGACCTTTTACTACAAAGGAGCGAGAGGTAATCAAGTCTACCGAATTCCGCACAGCAAATGGGGGTGGAGATGAATCAGAAGCCCAGACAGGCTGAAAGAGGGAAGCGCTATAAATCATGCGAATGCTGCATGGAAAGAATCAAGATCCGTAACGATTACTTGATATGCGACGACTGTGTCGCTTTAACTACGTTAATAACAAAATTATGGAGAAGTTAAATGTCTAACGCGTTTACAACGCTAACCAGCGTAAATAAGAGCCAGTACGATGACAGCTACTATGCCTCGATTGATCCAGGGGCTCTTAAAGTGTTGCTTGAAGCTTATGAGCAAGGTGCTGTAACTCTTAATAAGAATGGCAAGATTAGCCTTAAAGGCTGGAAGAACGAGTCTAAAGATGGAGGCCAGCCTTACATTTCAATGAAATGGTCAAAACCTATGGGTAGCGCTCCTCAAGAACCTGCCGCTCCCAGGGCTCCCACTGCTCCAGCGACTCCTGATGAATTTGCAGACGATATCCCATGGTAGGTGACTTATGGACTTTGGTAAAACTTTACGAAAGCTCCAGGATAAACGAGGCGTCAAGGCAGTAGATCTGGCTCGGCGTCTCGGGATTTCTAAGCAGATGGTTAGCTACACTGCCTCCCGGAGCGATGTAAAAATCAGCACACTGCTTGAGTATTGCGCTGCTCTGGGTGTTAGCTATCAAACTTTTATGCGGGAGGGTGTTAAGGATGCAGCAAGCAAGGAGTGATTTCGATTTGCTGTCTGAGGCGATGGAGGAGGCTGCCTGGAGCGCAGAAGCGTTTCGCCGGCCTCACGCCATTGTAATGAACTTCGAGGGCTATACTGTCGTCGATAAACAATTTTTAGAACCGGGAGATGTGATTCTTGAGATCTTTAATTCGGTCGCCCCGCCATTACGCGGCGGAGATTATAGCCTTGAAGACGAAGGAGGAGAGGCTAGCAGCTTTGCAACGAGTACCTGGCGAGTGGATCCCTATCGTAAAAAAACATGTGGAGATAAGCTTTGATCGCAGAAAACTTCAGCGAGATAGAAGCCCTGGGGGAGAAGTTCGCGGAGGCGGAGTCCAACAGGATTTATTTACTTGAGTACCGCAAGAGTCTTAAGGCTATCCTTATGGCTCAGGCGGAGGCAGATAACCCTGGTGTGGCCCTACAGAAGCAGGAGAGGTTTGCTTACTCTCACAAGGACTATCTGGAGCTTCTCCAGGGGATTAAGGCGGCGGTTTACCAATCTGCTAAACTGAGACACCAGATCAAGGTAATGGACACGAGGTTCGAGACATGGCGCACGAAACAAGCAACGAAGAGAGCAGAGCTGACTCGTCTTCCCAGCATTACATAATTCCTCATGACATCATTCTTATGAGGCGCCTCTGGCCTGTCACCAAGAAAGCTTTCAGCATTCAACTGCTCCTGCATAGAATGGGGAGCATGCGTCCTGCCGATTATCGCCGGGCTCAGAAAACTATTATCTGCTTA